CCTCATCCAATCGGCTACCCGCGAAGGCGACAGTATTTTGGATGTAGGATGTGGATTCGGTGGTGATCTCCAGAAGTGGCGACACGCGGGGGCTAATATAAGCATGTGTGAACCGAACCCAGACTCACTCAAGGAAGCTAAGTCGCGTGCCAAGAACATGAAAATACGCGTCAACTTTTACGAAGGTGACATATTCGCGTGTCCCCAAAGAAAATACGATGTCGTGTGTTATAACTTTGCGTTACACTATATATTCGAAACGAACAAGTTATTTGAAACATCACTCTTAGCCATAAAGAACAGAATCAAACCCGGGGGTCGGTTTATAGGAATCATACCGAATTCCGATAAGATTATCATGAACACACCCGTAAGAGACGATCTCGGAAACTATTTTCTGATGAAACATACGAGTTCGGGAAACTTTGGTGAAAAGTTATACGTCCACTTAGCCGATACACCGTATTACGCCGATGGACCTAAGGTTGAACCCATTGCACACAAAGACATGTTATTTACACGCATGGAAGATTTGGGGTTTACTTTAACAGTATGGGAAGATCTTAAAGGAAACCCGGTTTCGGATCTGTATAGTAAATTTTGTTTCGTGTTTAAAAGGTGAATCGTCTATTTTTTTATATATGGTTATGTTAAGATGATACTTACGTTACTCCTCCTTATCATAAACAGTATTATATTCATTAATGTAAAAGAACCATCAAACTTAACGGAAGTGCGTGAAAAGTACAGGACACTCCGAGATCACCTCAGGGAAACAAATAACGAAGAATTCAAAATATTGTGTAAAGAAATCCCCATCACCGCACACCGTCGTTTAAATGGTTCAATCGGCTACAATGTAAGTAAAGGTAGTGATATAGGTATATGTATAGACGGTGAACCGAACGAAATATTTCATGTACTTTTACACGAACTCGCGCACTGTACCGTAGACGAATATTCACACAGTAAAGAGTTCTGGAACAATTTTGATAAACTTAGAACAATATGCGTTTCACTTGGAATATACCAGGAAATACCACAGCGCCGTGAGTTTTGTGGTAAACACATCCAGGATAAATAATATTTGGTAGTAATAAAATGCAATCTTTTGGTGATTTAATGAAAGCATATTTGTTATTGAACACTTTACTCGCAACTTCGAGTACACCCCTACTTTTAAACAATAAATGGTTAAATATGTTCATAATTATGATCGTTACACCATTAATTATTACTGCGTTACCACGTGGTGGTGATATATTTGGGCGTTTAGCTATGGATGCACCATTTTTGATGGTGTCAACTTTATTAGGTATGGGTATAGTTGCTGGTATTTCTCAGATAAATAAAAGGTTCGAAAAAGATTTTAGAGATTATGGTAAAACTACGAAGAGTACTGGTACTGTTTTAGGACTTCGCGCAGTTGGTTTACTGTTCGGATTTCTCATTTCCTATTTTATCTTCGGAAAGAGAATGTATAAGCACTATAATGCCCCTTTATATTAAGCATATCTTCTCGCAATGTAAAAGGCAATCGCCGCGACCAAACCGGTCGATGCTAAACCCACGGCACTTCGGTGTCCTTGGTCGTTCAAAAACGATGGGACGAAGTTTGCGAGTTTTTCCTGAACTGGCTTACTAATTGCCACCGCAGCACACGCCGCAACGATGAGTGCTTCGAACTGGTCATCAGTAAGGTTGAATGGATTTTTAGATTCTGGTTTCTTTTCTTGGGTTTGTTGTTGAATTGGTTGTTGTGCCATCATCATTGGTGTTTGCATTTGCATTTGCGTCATGCGTGGGTCTTGAGACATCATGGGTGGTTCCATTGGGTCTTCAGCTTGACCCATAATATCGGAAATTGAAGTAGAGTCCATCGTTTGTTTATTTTCACTCACATTTTTTTCGGGTGGGTTATTCGGCACGAAATTAGTAGACTGGTTATTATTTAACGATACCATTCCGTCGCCAGAATCTGATAAATTCATAGTTCTAACGTCCGTCATTTATGGTAATCATAGGTTTTTAGACTCAGTCACTGACGCATCGCCTGAGTGTAAAACATATCTTGGGTACATACCCAAGAATGTATTTAAAACCTTAGGTAAAACATCACTTTTTTCATGTTCTGGTATAGAATCGTTAAAATATATACGTTTGGAATCGTGACATACATTTACGTACACATAATAACCATCACTTTTCCTAAAGCCATCTGATGAGAGTTCGTTAAATTTTGCGTATGGGTACACCATTCTCGAAGTACACGTCCGTCTGATAAAATTCATTATTACTTTGTTTTTGTTATTTTAAGTCTTGTTTTTTTAGTTGCATTTTTAGCATCAGATTCCTTTTGATCCAAATATTTAGGATTATACATTTTTTTGTGAAGTTTCCAAAGATCCGGACTACCTACCCTGAAGTTTTTCCTGAGTGTAGCCTTGTACCAAAATACACAGTCCTCTATTTTATTACTTTTTGATGTATTATCTAACACTAAACACTCGTAATTTTCTGTACATGCATCCATGACCTTATTAAACATATCAAAATTCGGAAAAATACCAAAAAATGATTTGTATATTTTTTCTCTATTCTGAATGATATTTTCTCTTAAAACGAATACGTAATCGACATTTGCTCTGAGCGCAGGTGGGAGATCCATGACGTATTGCATAGTAAGCATGAAAAATATATTATAGTGTCGTCCATTCATAAAACATTGACGTATACACGTATCTTTTAAGAATTTACTATCATACATACAATCATCTAAAAGCATAAATGTACCATTATTTATACTCTTACCTTTCGTACCAACTAATTTTCTTTGTCTCGATATAACTCTCTCTATAGCATCTCTATCGTAATCACCATATACAAACAGATCTGGAATAAATTCACCGTAAAAATGATTCCCTTCTTCTGTACCGGATAGAACAACACCGGCTGGTATATGTTTCTTATAATACATAATGTCTTTCACGAGTGTTGATTTACCCGTGTTACGTTTACCTATAAAAACACATACCCTATCATCGGACATTTTTTCGGGTTTGAATTTTCTCAGTTGAATATTCATTCTATGATAGTGTATCGTTTTATTTCATAAAATTTTACTCACATAAAGTAAGAATGGCTGGTCGATTAAACCTTGCTGTCACGGGTATCCAGGACCAATGGCTTACTGGTGATCCCGAATTTTCGTATTTCCTGATGAATTTTAAACGACACACGAAATTTTCAATAGAAGCTATAGAAACACCATTTGATGGTGATATTGATTATGATGCAACTGTAGAGTGTCGTATACCCAAAAACAAAGGGGATCTCGTTCGAAGCATGATGCTTAAATTTACTTTACCGCAACCCACTGTACCAGACAAGTCTTTTGAGGTAACAGAATCTGGTTTAAATTACTATATAGACGGTGTTCAACAAGACACACTTACACTATATGAAGGTTCTACATATACTTTTAATGTAAATGCTTCTTCACATCCATTTTACTTCTCCGAAACATCAGATGGTGTTCATAGTGGTATTACTCAGTTAACAAATAGTAATTTACCGGGTGGATTTGAAACAAGCGTTTCTATTTATGGTGACAATGCTATTATTGGTTTACCAAATGTACAAGGGGGAGGTGGTTTTAGAATATATAGTCGTGTTTCTGGTACAGACACGTGGAATTTAAATATGGGTACAGATACTCAGGTTCAAAGTGAAGGTGGTACCCGAAGAATAATACTTTCCGGTGATTTTGACGCCTTTGGTTATAGTGTAGACATTAATGACAAATACGCAGTTGTAGGTGCTCCACAATACTTTAGAGGTACCATTGATGGTAATGGATATATTCGTATTGTTACGAACACTAACGGTACATGGTCTGTAGGTCCAGAAATAGGAGCACAAAATGGGGTTTTTGGTGATAAGTTTGGTTACAGTGTAGCAATAAGTGGTGATTATATATTAGTAGGTGCACCCGCAAAATCATCTAATACTGGTAGTGTTTATATATTCAAATTAACCAATGGTACATGGTCCGAACACAGTGAAATTATTGGTTCTGCGTCAGATTTATTTGGATCGTCTGTTTCTATAGATGGTAATTATGCTATAATAGGTGCACCTGGTAATAATAAGGTGTACATTTATCATTTATTATCGGGTACATGGACACTAAATACATCTTTTACAAAACCGTCAGGTGAAGGTTTTGGTACATCTGTAAGTATTAATGGAACCAATATATTAGTAGGTGCACCAAATAAAAGTACAAATACAGGTAGTGTTTATCCGTATATATTATCTAATGGTACATGGTCACAAGGGTCAGAAATAACAGCTACAGGTGGTTCATCGGGTGATTTTTTTGGTATATCTGTTGATATAAGTAACGAAAACGCAGTAATTGGTGCATACGGAGACGATCGTACGGAAGACTTAGGAACGAGTTATGTTTTTGTTTTAAATGAATATAATATATGGACTCAAAAACATAGTTTTAAAGGTGGGACGGATGCATTCGGTTTTGGTTATGATATAGCAATAAGTGGTAACTATATATTTACAGTTACAAATTTAGATACACGATTTGGAGGTCCCACAAATAAATATTTCATATCTAAAATCCCAGTT